ATGTCAAGCTTTAAATTTCTACAAAAAGTTTAGCGTCCTACAATATCCTATGTCCAAGGTCAATGGACAAAGTGTCGCGGCCACAGAGAAGAGCTTGTGGGCGGGACCCACCCTTTTTATTTTTTTTCACGTGAAACATGCACCTGTGACCTGTGGCCTGTGGCCTCGGCTTGCGGACTGTGGTGCGTGCTTGTGGGCGGGACCCACCCTTATTTTTTATTTCTTCCTTGTTCTACTCAAGGTCAATTGTACTTCGTCATTTTCTGGGACTATAACATTAACAAAGTTTACAGGACAACTAGCTATCCAATCAGCTATTAATTTTGTTGTCTCCATCGAATACTCATAATCTATTTTATCTTTGGTTTTATCTTTCATATTTTCCTCGCTTGTTGCTTGAGGGCTGGTGGAATACTACCAGCCCTCTGTTTCTGCTGCGTCCGAAGTCTGGTTCCTAGAGGCTTTGCGACCTCGTGGCTACATCTCGGTTTCCGTATATCATTTTCCAACGGACCAGCCGCAGCAAAAAATTTTTCACACTTGCGGACGTACGCCTTCGATAGGTCCTTATGATCGCAAATGAAATAATTTATTAAATTATTAAGCTTAGATCTAATGCTTGCCATAACTAATATTTTTAATTTTTGGGTTCCAGCATTTTCTACAATCTAAGCATTTGCCGCCCTGCTTTGGCGCAGGGCAGCTGGGTTTTTTTGTAACTACCGTTGATGTGTTCGGCCAGCTTTTAATACCAGGCTGATTGATCATACTTGAAGATAATCTAATCACCAGGTTCGCGGGCTTGTCCTTCAAGTACGGTTTTATCCAGGCCTCTTTGGTAGGCATCCAATGGCGTTTAGTCGGCGTCTGTTTACAAACTTCAAAAATTTTTTGAAGGTGTTCAAGATCTTGAACATCACCTGAGTCATGCCATCTAAAAACATCCGATTTTTTAGAATTGATCAGGGTCACCATTGCGAAGACCCATAATTTTTTCTTCAGGGCCTTCAGCCTTCTATACTGAGCATCTTGAACAACCTTGAAAACATAGCAGCCTTTTAAGGCGTAGCAGGTACTGCAAACTGAATTAGGTATTAATCTTAACTTGCTGCCCGTGTTGCATTCAGCAGCAGGAATTCCAATTGCCCATCCAGGCATCTTGCCTGGCTTGCTTAAGCCGCCGACTAGGTCCCAGGCTTTTTTAGTATTCATAAATTTAGGGTTACCCGCTGGCCAGCCGTCAGGCTTGCAGCCTTGTTTGGCCGTCGGGCATTTTATTATATCTTTCATTTTGTATTCCTTTTGTTAGTTAATCTTATATAGGATATTATGGCATAAGATGCAAGGGCCACGGCCAAAATAAATATAAATAAACTTCTTGACATATCCTATAAATTCCTATATAATATTCCGCCGCAGAGAAGAGCGTGTGGGCGGGACCCACCCTGTGAGCTTGTAGCCTGTGGTTAGTGCTTGTGGGCGGGACCCACCCGGGGGGGGAGATTTTTTAAAAAAAGACTTGGTGGGTGTTGTCCTGGTGCCACCGATTCCCAGGCTTTATGCTGGTGTTCAACCCCACTCCATGTCCGAGCGCGTTGCTCGATCGTTATGCCGATCCCAGGTCTAGCAGTAGGTGTATATGTTAGCTTATTTATACACTACTAGTTAATTACTAACTACTAGACCAGGGATCAGCACCCAGTGAAGACGGCCTGCAGTAGGCGGTGTGACACTGGGTCAATCCCGTAGCAACGCAACCCCGTCGCTACTGTGGGGAATGTTTTGATTTTTTTAAAGAGCAGTAAACATTCAACAAGGCTCTATTCTTGATCAGTATTAACCGATCCCAGGTCTAACGCCAAGAACCGTAGTTCTTACTAGTGGCAGTCATGTTAACCCACATTAGACCAGGGATCAGTAGCTACCTTTGACCTAAAAGTACTCGGTAGCTATAATCCTACTTGCTTTTTCTGGTGCAAGTCCCATGATCACTTGAGTTTATATCGCCGTAGTGACCAAAAGGGCGAAATATAGTTATAGCACAATATCCTATATACTCAAGGACAATATTGTCGCACCCAGAGAAGAGCATGTGGGCGGGGCCCACCCATATAAAAAAAATAAAAATAAATGTTTTTTAGGGGTTGACTATATCCTATAATAACCTATAAGAATATTTATAACTTAACAAATAGAAAGGAATACAGTTATGCAACCATTAAGAAAAGACCACGTTGACCACTACAAAGAATTCGTAAGAGATGAATTCAGTATTGCGTCAAATAGAGTAGAGCGTGAAATATCACAACAGGCTCAAGATAAAGTTGAGGAAGTTGGAGATAAATTCGCAGGTGTAATACATAAGAACTTGCCTAGTCTAATTAAAGACATGGCAAAAAAAGAGAAAGCGTTGAGAGATTTCCAACAGAAAAAATATTCTATGGAAAATGATTTACGCTATCAAACTCAAAAAATCGCGGATCAGATATCCGAGATTTTTAATAATACCAAAAAGCGTAATAAGTGGGATATGAATAAAATTGATATTCAAGTCAAAGATGACGCTGACCCTGTTGAATATATAACAAAGAAAATTAAAAAGGCTTGTTATGAAGAAGCAGAAGTCCACGCTAGAGCGCAACACAAATTATATCATGCACTAGAGAATAAAAAGAAAAAGTGTTTGAATATACTTTATACAGGTAGCCACATTCAACCAACATTGGTTGAGTTGCAAAAAGAAATGGCAACAGCTAATATACAATTAGATTTACCTAATTCGCTGTTGGCTTTACCGAGTAAATAATATGATTGAGATATTATTCTATTCTGGCCTGGCTTTAATCATAGGTGGTTTTTGCTTGTTCCTATATTCAGAAATTAAGATCCGAGAAATAGATCGTAAATTATTTTTGAATGAACAATTACATAAAGCATTTATGGAAGCAAAAAAAGAAAGTGAGGATAAGCAATTAAAATTATTCTAACTTAAATTGTGGCGTGTGGCCAAACCACACGCCACACTAGAAAAAATAGAGAAGAGCATGTGGGCGGGGCCCACCCTAAAAAAAGAAAAAAGGCAGCACTACATCTTGTGCCAAAGTTATCCACAGGCACTAAAGTGCCAAATTAATTTAAAATAATAGTGGACATTATAGGATAGCTGTGCATAATGGATTTATTAACTTAACGAAAGGAATACGATGCCACTAGAAGTTCACTACACTAACCACAAAGCGTGGAACGCTAACACTAAGTCTATTGATCCGACGATCAGAAAAGAGGCTGACGAGATTGGTCACTTTTTAATGACAATCGGAATTTCAGAAATTTCTGAAAAAACAATCGATGAGGTTGTTATCCGAAAATTAATCTTGGATCAATTCTATCCATCAACTGGAGAGCAGTACAATAAAACTCCAAAACAATGGAGAGAAGTTTTTGCAAGGCACATGGGTTTAAATATCCAGGGCAGATGGGCGAGCAACGAAACTCGTTGGAAGTTCACATCGCGTCATGCAAAAAGCATGATGCACGATATTGTTCATAAAGTTTTACGAGAGGAGGATACAGATAGATGGCAGGAAAATCCTGTGATCAATCCTACTGAATAGACTTCGTTAAGGAAGAATGGCCATGCAGTTTTTGCATGGCCTATCCTACATTATCCTATGCAGAAACTGCATAGCTCATTTAGAGAAGAGCATGTGGGCGGGACCCACCCTAAAAGGGGACCCTAAAGGAACTATATCAGAATTCGAACTTTTTATGTTTACGCGAATACCCCCTAAAATTATAGGGGTCCCAGACCTACCCTATATAGTTTGATTTGCATTGTTAATCATGTATAATACTTTACCACCCATATTTAAATGTATGCTAACTGTTGAAGATATTAATAAAATAGAAGATCCTATTGAGCGAAGGAAGCTCAAGATACAGATTATACAACGACATCAAAGAAAAGAACTTAAGCAAGTTAAAACTAATTTTTTATCTTTTGTGAAAAAGATGTGGCCAGATTTTATAGAGGGGTCCCATCATCAAACCATAGCAGACAAATTTAATAGATTGGCTTCTGGAGAATTGACCCGTCTAATTATAAACATGCCGCCTAGGCATACTAAATCTGAATTTGCGTCGTTCTTTCTCCCTGCTTTTATGATCGGGCAGAATCCTAAATTAAAAATTATTCAAGCAACTCACACAGCGGAGCTTGCTGTAAACTTTGGTCGTAAAGCAAAACATTTAATTGACT